TAGATTGACACCAAGTGAGAAACAATTTCTTACACACATCTTCCGTTTCTTCACACAAGGTGATGTGGATGTGGCAGGTGGATATGTAAAGAATTATCTACCATATTTCCCACAACCAGAAGTTCGTATGATGTTGTTGGGCTTTGCAGCTCGTGAAGCACTACACATTGCGGCCTATTCACACCTCATAGAAACATTGGGTCTACCAGATACCATGTATAATCAATTTTTAGAGTATGATGCAATGAAACAGAAACACGATTATGTGTTAGATATTTCGGATCAAAATTCTACAAAACAAAATACAGCCAAACATATTGCCGTGTTCTCAGCATTTACAGAAGGTATGCAATTGTTCTCATCATTCATTATGTTGTTGAACTTCCCACGCAATGGCACAATGAAAGGCATGGGTCAAATCGTTACATGGTCAATCGTTGATGAAACAATGCACACCGAATCCATGATTAAATTGTTTAGAACTTACATTGAAGAAAACAAAGAAATCTGGAACGATGAACTCAAAGGTGAATTGTATACCATTGCAGAGCGTATGGTTACATTAGAAGATAAGTTTATTGATTTGGCATTTCAAATGGGTGATATGCAACGCCTAAGTAGTGAAGATGTAAAAAAATACATTCGTTACATCGCAGACCGCAGATTGATTAGTCTTGGTCTCAAAGGTATCTTTAAAGTTAAAAAGAATCCATTGCCGTGGGTTGAAGAAATGGTCAACTCACCTGTGCATGGAAACTTCTTTGAGAACCGAGTTACCGATTATGCCAAAGGTGCATTATCTGGTAATTGGGACGATGTATGGGGTAAAGCCGCTTAATGAAGTTAACAACCAAAGCCACGGAAAGAATTCGTGATTTGATTATTGAAGAAAACCAACCAACACTTAAAGGTCTTAGAGTTGCGGTTCGTGGCGGAGGTTGTAACGGATTTGAATATGTGTTTACTTTTGAAAACACAATAGATGAAGGTGATTTTGTATTTGAAGCCTCAGATGTTAAATTGATTGTAGATTATATGTCAATGGAGTATTTAAATGAAGCAACACTTGATTACAAAGAACAACCTTTTGAATCACGATTTGTAATTAGTAACCCTAAAATAAAGTCATCATGTGGTTGTGGTTCATCGGTTGGTTTTTAGAAAGATTAAATGATAGAATTAATTTACTTGCTTGTTTGCACACATATTACAATCGTATGCGTAACACTTTATTTACATAGAGGACAAGCACACAGGGGTATAGAGTTTCATCCAAATGTAGAACACTTCATAAGATTCTGGTTGTGGTTGACAACTGGTATGATTACAAAAGAATGGGTTGCAATTCATCGCAAACACCATCAGAACTCGGATAAAGAAGGTGACCCACATTCACCTCATGTAGAAGGAATATGGACTATCTTGTTTAGTGGTGTTTATTACTACATACAAACATCAAAAGACAGAGACATGGTTCAAAAATATGGTGTTGGTACACCAGATGATTGGATTGAAAAAAATATATACTCTAAATTTCCATACGCTGGAATTACTTTGTTATTGCTCATAAATTTACTTTGTTTTTCGTGGTGGGGAATTTGGGTTTGGGCAGTTCAAATGATATGGATTCCATTTTGGGCTGCAGGTGTAATTAACGGTCTCGGTCACTATTATGGATATAGAAATTACGATTCAAAAGATAAATCAACTAACATTTTACCATGGGGCATTATCATTGGTGGAGAAGAACTACATAATAACCACCACGGTGATGTAGGAAATCCTAAGTTAAGTAGAAAGTGGTTAGAATTTGACATTGGCTGGATGTGGTTGTCTTTACTTAGAAAATTAAAACTAGCAAAATTAAGAAACGAAGGAAACACATGAAAAAATTATTAACGATTCTTTTGCTTTTGCCAACATTAGCATTAGCACAAAAAACACCACAAGGAGTAACCTATGACGCTCAGATTGTCCGTGTAAGCGATGGCGATACTGTGGTTATAGCGGCACCTTTTCTTCCCGCACCACTTAAACCTGAGCTTGCCGTCAGAATATTCGGCGTTGACACTCCAGAAAAAGGATTTCGTGGCCAATGTGAATCAGAAAAACAACGAGGTGAAGCCGCTTCTCAATTTACAAAAGCCGCCATTACCAAATCTACCAAGCGTCAAGTTGTGTTGTATGGCTGGGATAAATTTGGTGGCCGTGTCTTGGGTGATATCATTTTAGATGGTCAATCATTACGCACAGGTCTTATTCAAAACGGTTTCGCTAGAGAGTATTTTGGTGATGCCAAACAATCATGGTGTAACTAATGGTATCTCTACATCATATTTGCGATAATTGCGGTTCTGAATTCACAATCAAATACGATGAGAATCAAGCAGAAGATTCACCACATTATTGCCCATTTTGTTGTGAAATGATTGTTGATATTGATGATTATGAGGAAGAAGATGAATAAGTACCAGTATGACATGGTACTTTCATAATACAGCACAAGAGTTTACAGAAGAAGATATAAACGACAATTTCGGATTCGTCTATCTTATTACGCACAACCCAACAGGCCGCAAATACATTGGTAAAAAATTCTTTACCAAAGCGGCCACTCGCCAAGTCAAAGGCAAACGAAAAAAGATTCGTAAGTCCTCTGATTGGGAAAACTATTGGGGTTCCAACAAAAAACTACAAGAAGAAGTTAAAGAAAACGGGAGTGAAAACTATACCCGTGAGATTCTGCATCTTTGCAAATCCAGAAGTGAGTGCAGTTATTGGGAAACATTTGAGATTTTCAGTCGCCATGCATTAATGAGTGATGCTTATTATAATGAGTGGGTGAGTTGTAAGATTCGTAAGGACCATGTATTCAAATCTTAACGGAGGACACCAATACTTATAGTTTTTAATGACCTAGTAAGTCAGCAAAAAGGTAAAAATTAACAATAATCGCCGAAAAGGACTACGCATGGCTCGTAAGCAAGTAGCAAATACTGAAGTTATTAACACAACAGCCAAATCAACCAATCATCTGAAAATACGGATTGATGACTTAAAAACATTCGAACCTCTTACAGAAAATCAAAAACTATTTTTTGATGCCTACAAAAGACAAGACTACTTCATCGCACTTCACGGTGTGGCAGGTACAGGTAAAACATTCTGTGCCTTATACAAAGCAATTGAAGAAGTCCTTGACAAAGCAAATCCATTCCACAAAATCATTATCGTAAGGTCTGCGGTGCAAAGCCGTGAGATTGGTCATCTGCCTGGTGATGTAGATGAGAAAATGGATATCTACGAACAACCATATCGCCAAATCTGTCACACACTCTTTGGTCGCCACGATGCATATCAACGATTGGAAGAACAACACCACATTGAGTTTATATCTACATCATTTATTCGTGGTATGTCTTTCGATGATGCCATTATTATTGTGGATGAAATGCAGAATATGACCTTTGAAGAAATTGATACAGTAATGACCCGTGTTGGTTATCGTTCAAAGATTATTTGGTGTGGTGATTACCGACAAACCGACTTGAATAAAAAGAAAAATGATGTATCAGGTATTCTTAAATTCTTTGATATTGCTCATCATATGAAGGCATTTACAAGAATTGAATTTACTGCCGATGATATTGTGCGGTCGTCATTGGTTAAAGATTATATCTTGGCAAAAATGCGATACGAAGATGCCGTTTCATAAGGTAAAAAACTTAGACCTTTGCCTCTAAACCATGTTGCAATGCAATATAATAAACTAAATAAGATTGTGATGCTTAATCAAGGTCACATCTTATCATTTTATTAATCGTCTAAAGGAGATTTACCATGCTATCATACGCAAATTCATTTATCGACACCGTTCAAGGTGCAAAAACTCAATTTTTGAACACAGTCGTTACCGAAAAATCAGTTCGTGAGCCACTACAAGCATTTGTTGATGCTCAAACTTCATTTGCAAAAGAAATTGCAAAAATTTCTAATACAGTTTACAATCAAACAGTTTCCCAAGTAGAAAAATTTACTGCGAAGAAAGTATGAAAAAATTCTTACGCTCAGTATATATTTTCTTTAAAGGTATTGGTTATGCTCGTGCAGCTTCAATGCACGCTCGTATGGGTGACCATAAAAAAGCAGTTGAGATTATGAAAGAATACGAGAAATGCAGGTAAATAACTGGATACCTATGACCGATGAAGATTGGGATTGGGTTAACGGAAAAGTACCAGTTCCAAAGTGAGGTTCTTCGGTTGCATACATAATCATATGCAGCCGAAAACCCGACCAATTCCATCAAAGCGCCACCTTGAAGTGTCCGCAAAGACCAAATCATGGCATCCAGTCGAGCGCAATGGCTGGATTATCAAGTTCTCTCAATACAGAGATTCCAATATACTTTTATTCATAGTTTCCAGATTTACTGGCCAAACTATTGTTCGGTATTTCCCACATGAAGATGAAGCGGTATTGTTTATTAACATGGTGGTTGAATTAAGTGCCGATGAGGTTTACGACCTATAAATACATAAATAGAAGATAAATTATTCAACCTCTGATAGAGATAAAATATGCCTATTTCACAAATAGTTACGAATTCAATTGCCAATACTGCGGTAACAGCGGCAAAGTTGGCATCCGATGCTTTTAGTGCTCAAATATTCAAACCTTCGATTACAGCTCCCGCCAATAATGCGACAGGAATTTTAGATAATCAATTATTTACTGCAACAACATATTTGTCATTATATGGT